GGGACGTTGCCGCCTTGAATCGTGGTGAAGCTGAACGTGGACCAATCAGGCTGACCCTCGGCCTGCTCCCATAAATCGTGAAACCAGTTCAGACCAGCAGGTGTGGTGATGAACCACGCAGGCCCACCTTGATCGGACAGGGCAGGGCGGAGCACCATCTCCCAGGCTTCCTGTTTGACGTATGCGGCCTCGTCAACGATCAGGCTGCTGAGCGAAACACCACGAAGGGCATCAGCGGATTCGGCACCCTTCAGGGCGATCACGCTGCCGTTGCTCAATTCAACGGATAGCTCAGATTCATTTTTACGGGCAAACATTTCTGGCGGCACCATGGCACGGAGCTGACGCCATGCGATCTGCTTTGCCGATTTATAGGTTTGCGTGACGTACCAGTTCAGGCTGCCGGGATTTTCAACGGCCCAGGCAACAAGGCGGCTGATGCAGAGGTAGGTCTTGCCAAAACGACGGCCTGAGCACAGCAGCTTGAAACGCTCGGGGGCATCCCAGACCTGACGCTGCGGATCAGTCAGACCTTGATAAAGCTGATCGGCAAACGGCGTCCAATCGCGTTCATCCTGCTGATCAATGGGGATGACGGGCTCCAGAAGATTGCCGCCAGGTGCATTAGCCAGCAGGCTCATAAATCAAAGCCGATGAGCTTGGCTTGAAGTTGAACAGCGTTTAGGGCGACTTGCGTTTGCCCGCGTTTATAAGCCGATTGTTCGTAGGTACGAAGTCTGCCGAGTGCTTCAGCGAGCCAAGCAGGGCGCGCCATATCAGCATCCTGTTCAAGGCGAATGCGAGCGCGCTTGATGTAATTATCCGCCTGACGTGCGTCGATATTCCATTGATTCGCACAGAAATGAACAATCTGACCGCGTGACATTCCTTCGGTCAAAAGACCGTAAATGGTGTCAACACGGAAGTTGACTTCAGCGGCGGTAGAACGCGCCAAGGTTGAAATAAAAACCGATGTGAACAGGATAAACCCAAATTGATGATGTGCGTTCTTTTGAGACGCGGTTGAGACGCTTAAGGCTCAAAGAGATCGAATGAGACTGCCGAAATCGTGCGCTGCAATGCTTGCCAGCCAATTTTTTGATGGCTAAGGTCTCTGCCGTGCCTTGCCGCATATTTCCGCAAATTTCCGCGGATTTCCGATTTTTCCCGCACATTTCCGCAAAATGCCGCTACGCGCCGACTTGAGGATTCCCGATGATTTGGGGTCCGTTGTAATGCGTCACAAGCCCAGTTACATGTCTCTGTCTGGGTTTTGCCTCCATTTAATTGCCCTAGGGGTTGACAGGGACGTTACGCTGGCGGAGCGACCGGAGGGGAGCGAAGCCTCTATCTCTTCTTCTAGTATTATTAAAGAAGAGTATTTAAGTATTAATAATAAGAACGGTCAGAAAAAAAATAACGAAAATCCCGAGCCTGCCGCAAAACGCGGCAAAAAGCGGCAACGTGCCGCATACAGCGAAGAGTTTGAGGAACTGTGGAAGCTGTATCAATCTGCTCCCGATCGCGTCTCATCTCAGACGAAGCCCAAGGCGTTTGACGAGTGGAAGTCCATCGTTGGCCTCGAAGGCCCTCAGACCCTCCTGCAAGCCGTTCAGAGGGCGATTGACGAGCAGAAGCGGAGGAAGACCGCCGGGGAGTTCGTCGGGAGCCTTCCTGACCTGTTTCGCTGGCTTCGGGACGGCAAATACGAGGTCTACCTCGAACAGCACGTCACGCAGGCTGCTGGGCGCGTGTGGAGCGCTGATCTTGGTTGCTGGATTGAAAACGACTGATCACCATGAAGCTTTATTCCCCCGACGCCAAAGGCAAATACGTCTGGCAGGTGGCTGACTCCAAGACCCGTCAGGTCAGCTTCAGCGTCACCACGACTCGCACTGCCCCGCCTGATGCCTGCTACGGGCATCCGATCGGCAAGTACGACGACCAGGGCGTGTTCATGACGTTCTGCCCAAATGTCGGCGCTGATGACCCGAAGAGCCCGCTTGCTGCGCGGTATGTGCTGCACCCGTTGGCGCCTGCTGAGCGCGACAAGGCCGACCGCGAACGCATGTGGCGCGAAATCTGACTTTTCCTACTTAGACCCCCTAGAGCAATGACCCTCGGACCCCTATTTGATTACTCAGCGGATGCCAGTCAGGCTGCCCGTGATAGCGCGATAGCAACAGTCGGCGCGAATGCCGGTGCCGTGTTCATGGATCAGGCCAAGGCTTTGATTGTTGAACGGCTGGCCGGCGTGGAATGCCTGGCTGAAGACATGCGCCGTTTGTGCGAGGAGGAAGGCATCACGCCCCACCACCACAACGCATGGGGCAGCCTTACGAATCAACTGGTGAGAGCTGGAATCTTGATTGACACCGGACGGCTGGCCAAAAGCAAAAAGGTCAGCAGCCATGCACGCCGGAATCCTGTCTGGAAGGTGCGCGGATGAAATCAGTCGCTAGACGCGAACAGATGCGGAAGCAGATCTAATGGGACGCTTCAAGTTGACGTTCAACCCTGACGATGCCCGCCGTGTTCTCAGGCAAGGCATTGAAAAGGGTCGCTGGACTCTTCAAGATCTAGACAATCCACCGCCGGGTTGGCTTCTTAGCGAACTTGACGCCAAACGAATCCCAGGATTCACACCCCGCCCGTACCGCAACCTTCTCAGAGATGAGCCCGCACCCGCAGAACGAGTCCAGATCACAGACCCCAGAGACTTCGCGGTGGCTCAAGCCCCTGCCAATCACGTTCAACGAGGAAGCGCACCGCTATCAGTGGGAACCAACGGGGCAATGGCTGAACCACTCAGTCACGAAAGTGTGCAAGGGCACCAAGGATCCGTGGGCGATGAAGCGGATCATGGAGACAAAGCACATTTGGGAGCCGCGTGGGAAGGCGGTGCATTTGGCGTTGGAGACATTTCTGACGACTGGTGACCCTGGGGACTTCCCGGCGGAATATGCGGAATGGGTGGAGCCGCTGATTGACCATTCCGTGTGGGAGAACTATGAGGCGGTGGCGTGTGAGTACCGCTTGGCCGATGTGGAGCGCAGCATCGCTGGGTCGTTTGACTGTCTACTGCGGCGGAAGGATGACCACAGGCAGCTGGTGTTGGTGGACCTAAAGACCCAAGGCAAGGCCGATGCCAGCCCCTATGACGTGAGCACGCAGCTTGGCGGGTATCTGGGGATGCTCAGCATTCATTGGCCGCGGCTGTATGTGCAGAAGGCAGGCGTGCTGTGGAGCCGTCCTGGCGGAACGACGCTGCAGAAGGTTGACGTTGACCAGGCGTATATCGAGTGGCAGGCGGCGAGGGATGCGTTTTTGACGCTGAACCAACCTGAGTTTTAGGGTATACTCCTTGCGGTGGAGACGCTTCCCGCATGACCAACCCCAGCCTTCTGCTTAACGCCATCGCCAGCACTAAAGCCGAAATCAAGCGCCACGAAGACGCCCTTCAGGTGCTCATGGATGACCTGGCCCTGATGTACGCCACTGGCGAGCTGGACGACCTTAAAGACGGCGAGGGCAATCTCGTCAGCGATGCCGTCAAGGTGTCCCGCTGCACTCGCACAAGCTGGCACTACAGCAATGCCGTGAAGGAACTGCAGCAACTTGAGCAGTTCGAGGGCGTAGCACTTAAAAGAGAGACGGAGTATTGGCGGGTGACCCTGCCGAAAGCGGAGTTCTGATGGCCGGCACTCCCGTAGACGACCGTATTGAAGCCATCTTGGCCAAGTACGACCTATGGGAGCCAGACCAATACAGAGACGCCATCGCTGAGCTGACGGTGTACCTGTTGACCCTTACCGAAGAGGAAATTAAGGGCAGCTTGTACCACCAACGGCTTGAAGACAAAATTCATCTTGAAAACTGTTTGATGCGTTCGGATGATTAGCGCAAATGCAAAGCGCCTCCGCGACAAAAGGCAAGAGGCTAAAAGCCTGGGTTTATGCGCCAATTGTTTCTGTGCGCCTGCCCTGCTCCACCGGCAACGTTGTCAACCGTGCCAAATGAAAGCCATTATCAAAGAGGCTTTTAAGTTTGACCGTAAACGGCAACTACTTGGCTCAACTGGAGCCCGTGGATCCTGCTATGTCCCTCAATACAGCCCTCAGGTCAGGAAGGAATGGACCGGTGCAATCCTTGAAAAATGGAACGGCCAATGTTTCTACACCGGACTTCAAATTGAGATTGGATCAACGGCTGGGCTGAGCTTCAAGCTGCCTGCGTCGCGGGCCGACGAATTTGGGCCTTCGGCTGTTTTTCATCCTGACAACTTGGTTTGGTGCCATCAAGGCATCGCCCTCCTAAAGGGCAACATGACAGCCACCAAATTTGAGTCATGGCTTAGTGCCGAGTTTTTGCCTTTGCTTCAAAGTCGATGATTTTTCAGGTCCAAGGAATTGAGCCAGCACCACAAGGCAGCAAGACGCATGTGGGCAATGGAATCATGCGGGAATCATGCGTTCGCGTGAAACCGTGGCGTTTTGCCGTCAGCCAAGCAGCCCTAGAAACTGAGCACGAAATGTTTACGGGTCCTGTTTACGTCGGCATTACATTTCTGTTTCCTCGGCTCAAGTCCCACTGCAACACAAAGGGAATCATCAAGCCCAACGCGCCGTTCTACAAAATCAGCAAGCCTGACATTGACAAACTTTGCCGTTCAACCCTTGATGGCATCACGGGCGTTCTGCTAAAGGATGACTCCCAGGTGGCAAGCCTTATGGCCACCAAGCAATACGCCAACGAAGGCGAACTAACCGGCGCAATCATCACTATCAACGCACTGTGAAAGGTTCAAGCAAGCGGCGCATCTGCGTCATCTGCGAATCAATTTTTGACATCCCACAGCTCAAAACCGGGCGTGATCGCAAAAGCAAACGAGTCACCTGCGGTCAGTCATGCCATCTGAAGTTGATTAAAAGGCGGGCAAAACCTTGGACCAAGGGCGAAATGGACATTATTGAAGAGATCAGCGCGTCAATGCCGCCTAAACGGCTCTACCTCACCTATTGCCGCATGGCAGCTGATCGTGGCTATCCCAAGCGGACGGAAGCAGCGTTTAGGTGCAAGTTGGAGCACATGGGCATTCCGCTGATGCCCGAGCTGGATTTTTACAAGTTTCCCCAGCTTGCTGAATTGTTTGGCACAAGTCGGCACATCGCGTATTCATTGCGGAAGCATGGACTAAAGGCTGAGAAGGAATCGGACCATGACAACCAGCCTTGGTTTGTGTCTCGCGCAGAGCTGAAACGGCTTGCCCGCAAAAAGCCTGGGCTATTCCGTGATTTTGACCCTGACGGATTGTTTGTTGTGCTTGAGGATCGCGCCTTGGTGGACCTGATCCTGGCCCAGCCCAAAGTGAATAAGCCACACCGCTACAACCCGACACCATGCCGCTGCGTTGAAACAGGGCAGGAGTTTCTGGGCTTCCGCGATGCGGGACGTTTCGCATTTGTAGACCCATCTGCGATTTACAACTCATGCAAATACGGGTATCGAGCAGGTGGCTACCACTGGGTTGCGCTTAGATAAATTCAGGGATATACTCCATGTAGGCATTGTCCTACCACCGATCCACCGCACACACTTATGGCCGATTTCCCCAACCTAGGGGCTGTCATCACCAAAGCCGACGTTGACACCAAAGGCACAGGCTCTTACGCCGCTGACTATGTGAATTGGTGCCGCGTTTGCCACATTCTTCAGGACAACGCTCCTGGATGGCAGTTCCAACTAGTTCCGACTCTCGATGGCAACCATGTCTGGCAGGCGCCTAATGGCACTGCGTACGTCGTTGGATGCTTTGTCCATATCGACGGAACCCGAACGCCTGACTTCCCCCAGGCAATCATGGACAACCGGAACAATGCGATTGCCTTCGAAAAGGTCACTGCTCGTGATCTCACAGATGCTCACCGCCGCTGTCTATGCAGTTGCTGTGCAGCGCAGTTCGGATATGCATGGCAGCTTTGGGCGCGTGAACCCGTCGAAAACCCGCACCGCGACGAAGCACCTAAGCCAGCTGTTCAGCAAGACAAGCCAAAAACTGAAGCACCGGCTAAGCCAGCTGAAAAAGCAAAGCCCGCAGCAAAGAAGACCACCGGAGTGGTTTTTCTGACTGACGACGAACTTGAAGCAGTCAAGGCATCCGTCAAGGCTTATGCCAAGCGTGATGATCTGATTGACGCTTTCAAAAAGCACTTCAAGATCATGGCGCCGCGTATCGCAGATCGAATCCAGTTCCCTGAACACAAGCAGTTCATTGATCAGTACATCGCTGATAACCCTGCATGACCGCAAGACGGCCCAAAACTCCCGCTGAGATCAACCGCAAGAAAAACCGCTTCATCGTGGCGGCAAAGCTTACGGGCGATGTCCACAAGGAGTTGACGGCTTATTGCGCCAAAACAGGGCAGAACATCAACCAAGCCCTGCGCCACATCATCACAACCTTTCTCTCAACTCATGGCTGAATTTGCCTTTCAAGCGAAGTTCCGAATCATGGAAAATCGCAACCGTAAAAACGACAAGGCGCCTGAAGAGAATCTCGTGGTTGACTTCACCGCTGAACAGGCCGTCAAGGCTGCGAACTACCTGATGACCATGGCCGAAAAGGCTGAGGCTGATGGCACCAAGATTCGCATTTACACCGGCAAAGATGAGTTCACCGAGCAAACCGGGTTCTCATTGTGGGGCGGTAAGTGGGGCAATAAAGGCTCCTTCAGCCCGCTCAAGCTCGATACCCCTGAAGCCTCTTTCTGATGTCAACCATGATCATCCTCACTGATTCTCAAATTGTTGAGCTGAACAACCGCATCGGCCAGATTCAGCGTTTGATCGAGTCCGCCCAGGTCATCAAAGCCGGGAGCACTCCTCAGCCCGCAGCAGTTGCAACGGCTAAGCCCAAATCCACCAAACGCCGCGCTCGTCGCACTCTGCTGAACGAAGCCAAGGTGGTTGAAATTAAGCAGCGTCTAGCCAGCAAGGAATCGGCAACCAAGATTGCTCAGGCTTTTGGCGTCCACGTCAGCACCGTCAACAACATCAAGTACGGGAAGAACTGGGCGCACATCAAAGTGCCTGCCTAATCCCGCTTGCGATCCATCAGCTGCAGCTCAAGTGCTGCAATTCTGTTGGTGGCCTGCTGCAGTAGATCCTGCTGCATAGACCAAGCACGGTACAACTGAGCGGCAATGGGGCCTGCGTTTGGGGTGTTCTCCAGGCGTCGGGCCTCTTTTTCAACGGTGAATTCTTGCGATGCATCACGTCTTAATTGCAGCCATTCCCAAGCCGGATCATCCATGGTGTTGGCGCATAGCACATTCACGCTAGGTCGCTCGTCAAGATCACGAATTACAACTTGCCAAAAACAGGGGTTTACTCCTTGCACATAGCCGCTACGATCTGCCCAGCCGGAGCGATCCGGCACCCCTATCAACCACACAAACCCATGAAAAACTTTGTCGCCAACAGCATTCTGTTCCTAATCCCAACCCTCGGCTTCGCCGCCATCTTCTACGACGGCCTGACCTTCCAACCCGCACATCACGGCGAGCCCGCCGCACATCACATCAGCGCCATCAAATGAGCTACGTCGCCCTTTCTGCCCAGTGCTGCGGCCAGGTCGCACCCGTGATCAGCCCGAATCAAAAGGTCTACAAGATGTCCCCCAATCGCAATGGCGTTCGCGCTGAGCGTGAGGTTTGGCGTTTCTGTGCCGGGATGCCCTGTTACGTCAAAGGCTGGCCACAGGAGGAATACAAGGTGATCGCTAGAGCCGAAGGCTTCTCTTGGCCCACCTACGTCGTCCAATTCCAAGACGGAATGTATTTCACCGTTTCCCAGCTCTATCTGTCCAAAAGACCCCTTGATCAACGCAAATGACCAACGAACTTCGCCGCTTCTACTTCACCATCCCATCCTCAGGCGCTTACGACTGGGTGCTGGCCACTGACTTTGAACAGGCCAAGATCGCCGCGTTTGAGGAGTGGGCGCCGCTCTATCACGAGATCAAGTGGCTAACCGCCACCAAGCATTCAGAGGTCAAACTGCCTGCCATCTAGGTGAAATTCGCCAAGAAACTTACTGAGCAGGACGTAATTGATATCCTGCTATCAGATCAATACAACGAAGTGCTTGCCGAACGCTTCGGGGTCACTCGTCAATGCATCTCAAGCATCCGCAATGGCATCACTTGGAAACGCACCGCACCTGAAATTCCACGCATTCCAATCCGCGTCAAGGAGTCAGTGCGGCATGACTTCCTCCACAAAAAGCCCAACTGTCAGAACTGCACAGAATGGGATGGCTCCGAATGTTCCTTCGGGTTCCCAGAGGCCATAGATGAGCCCTACTACGCCATCGGATGCGATTTCTACAAGCGAAATCAAAGCAATCCTTGATCAGTGCCTAGACGAGTATTGGTCTGATCGTTTCAAAGATCTTTTCATTGACCACCCGGCACGGATGCACGCTGCATTGCAGCCATTTATCCGCTATCAAGCCGAAAGGTGCCCGGTCAACAATGCCGCCAATTAAGGCTTTTCAGTCCCGATACAACAGCCCGACACATTTTTGCTACGGCGCTGATTGGACGGGCTACGGTTTGCACTCCGGCTATGAACCCTGGTGTTGGGATGGCACTGCCGTTTGGTGGGGGCCGATCTGCGACACCTACTCAGAAGCTCTTGACCTTGCCAAACAACATGCTGAACGCCACTGAACTTGACCAACGCCGCGCCGACTTCCTTGATCTGCTCTACCAACAAAGCGGTCGAACCAACCGGCTATACACCGGCCTTTGGGAGGAATTTGAGCAATACCTGGCTCCCAGATTTCGTGACCTTGATTATGAAGCTATGCGCGACGACATTGTTCGTGCTGTTGGTGGTACTGATAACGACGTGGCTAAGCGCAACGCTGATGTTGCCATTGCCGTCATGACCGCCCATCTTATGCAGGATTGGGCAACACAATGAAAGTCACTGCACCATTCCTTAATTGGATCGAAAATCGTGCTCTGAACATCTTGGCCAGGAGCCCCCGCGTTGGGACAATAGTGGTCAGGATGCGGAATTCACCGCTGAGCTACATCGTGCGCGACCAGAACGATCCTTGCCGTGAAGGCTTAACAGAGGATGAGCTGATGCCTGATGCGTACAACCTAGAGCGGATCTTCCATCAGCCTTCCTACGGCGAAGACGAATAAGCCGTGATCCACCTCTTCAACAACAGGCTGATTCTTGAGCGGCGCAAGCTGTCTGAGAACTGGCGCTGTCGTGTGCGGCTTGGCCCAAAACCTGAGCAGCAAATAGAGGTGGATCTCAAAACCCCTGACCTGCGTACTGCATTTATCAGGGCAAACAACATTTATCAATCGTTCCGCAAGGGCGACCGCCTGCAACCCTTAGAAGATCCTGAACCTACAGGCAAACGTTGCTGGGATTGCATCCAATGGGCGCCAACCTTGACCCACAATGGTGGTAACGGCTGCTCACTTGGTTTTCCTGAGGCCAAGAGTTACGCACGCGGTCGTTTTGCCAACCTGTGCAGTCTGTACGATGATGGAACCGAAAGTTTTGAGCCGCACTGATTTTGAAGACGGCAGCTATATCGAAGTCTTAGAACCCGCTGACGGCGGTGAAATGTATTACCGCACTTGCTATCAAGGAATGTGCCGTTATTCCAGTGATCTATGGCAGGCCCAGGTTTATCAACATCAGATGACTTCGCCGTGATTTAGATCTTGATTGATCCAGTCCATGATTCTGGCTTCGCCAACCTCTGACCAGAACGGCAAACCCCTGTACCAGACCCGCCAGTCCTTATGTCCTTTTGACATATTGCAGCCAAAACAACAGGCGACAAGGTTGTT